GTGCCAAATTCTTGGCCGATCAGCGGACGTTCGTCTACTACTGGCGGTACCTCTTCCGCCGCGAATTGGAGTTGTTCGAAGAATTCCTGTATCGAACAGAATCGCCGCGAGCCGCCCGATTCCATGAAGCCGTGAACAACCTGGACCTCATAAGAACCGAGAATCAGCTCCGGCGGCTCGGCTTCCCGATGGACGAGTTACCGTGCTATCAGCATTACGTTAGGCGATTGGCTACGGCGCATTAACGTTAACAGGCATAAAAAAAGCGCCCCACCTACCGATCATGGAAGTGGGGCTTTTTCGTATTTTGTGAAACTAACCAAATTTTGAGGTGAACTATGAATGAGTTCAAATACCTGAATTACTGGCCGCGATAGTAATTGTGGCTCTCCTGCTCGTGCCGGCTACTAGTCGGTTTTTTTGTTTGGGGCTTGTAAGTCCCCGGAGTATAAGAAATGGATACATCTTTCTTCCCGATTCTCTCCGCCACGACCGCGAAGATTACCGCGACCGCGACGGAGTGGAAGGCATTACTCAGGCTTCTGCCGCCTGCGCCTGAAGCTCGGCCGCTTTTGAGAAAATCGGCGGATGGCGCGCGGTTTTTCGAGTATGCCCGGCTCACAAATGACTATATCGGCGCCCGGCTTCTCGTTGCGAGTTGCGCAGCTCATCGCGATATCGGCGGCACCTGCGCGTTCAATGTCGGACAGCGTGCCGCCCTGACGTTCGTTATCTCTGCGCATCCGAAGGAATTTACAACGCCACAAAAAAATATGGTGTCTCGCGTTCTCCTTAAGGCAAAAGAAATCTGTGGTCCGGTGAATGACCTGCTTTATGACCTCGCAATCAATGTGGACGAGGTGCGGGCTGACGATATTAGACTCGAAGCGTTGATGTCAGCGCAAAATCTCTCTTTCGATATAACCGAATTTTAGGGGCTGTCAAATGATTGACCTGAAGAAAACGAAAGTGGTGATCCGCGAGATGAAGGCCGATCACATCTTCTCAAAGAGCGAGGCTACACAGCTCTCTATCCTTGTCGATCGCGTCAAAGACGGCAGGGACGATTTGGCGATCATGCTCGCGCAGAGCCTCGCAACAGAAATCACTAAGAAGGGGCTTGCCGTGCAGAAGTTCGTCGGCTTTCTTAAAGGCGCGAAGGAGCAGGCATGAGTCGAGCACTGAGGCGACAACGCCAGAAGGCATTGCCGTTGGAGCTTGCGAAACGCTCAATTTTTGACTACGCGCCTCTGTTTCGGGTATGCTTCTCGTGTCGGTCGCAATGGCCGGCGCGGGATTGGCGTCCCGAATCGATAGGCGGTCAGCCGCCACAAGTCATGTAGCGGCTTTTTTGTTGGCTGATCGCATGAGTACCCGCAGCGGGTACCCATCCTAAGGGGGTAACTCACAGTTAACTCCCTTTGCGAGTCTCCGAATTATGACGGGACTTGCAGGCTCCTAACGGAGGCCAGAGCCTATCGACTGGTACGCCAACCTGCAAGTCCTGTCACCCAATTGGCGTTGGGGAACAGGTTCTACAACTTGTTCGATAGGAGACATCACATGTCTATCCCCGCAAGCTTTTCTTTTGAGAACGCTCAAATTCGCACGCTCGGCACGTCCGATGCACCTCTCTTCGTCGCAATCGATGTCGCAACGGTTTTAGGCTATTCGAATCCGAAGGCTGCACCCGCAAAGCACGTTGACCCTGAAGACCTCATCAAGCAGGAAATCACCGACAAGCTCAACCGCGTCCAGACGGTCAACTGCGTCAACGAGTCCGGCCTCTACGCTCTGATCTTCGGCTCCAAGCTCGAATCTGCCAAGCGCTTCAAGCGTTGGGTTACGTCCGAAGTTCTTCCCGCCATTCGCAAGAACGGCCATTATGAAGTGGCCACGGCATCGAACACGCTTTCCAGTGAAGAGCAATACGAGATTCGCAAGGCTGTGAAATCCCGCGCAAAGAATAGCTCGATTCACTACCAAACGATCTACAACGCCCTATACGACTACTTCAAGATCGCGAGCTACAAAGACCTGCGCCACGATCAGATGAAAGCTGCACTCGCACTCATCGAGACATGCACACTTAAGCCGCAGCTTTCGGCTCCGGCAATTCCCGAAGGGTCAATCGTGATCGACGAGGCTATGGCCGAGAAAATCGTTGTCTTTATCTATTACTGGCGATATCTCTTTCGAGACGATCTGAATCTCTTTTTAGCGCTCTTGCGCCGCGTGAAATCCCCTCTCGCAGCTCATTTTTGGGAAGCCGTTAATGATCTGGGACTTGGCTTTATGGAAGATGCTCTAGCCAAGCAGGGATACTCGGTGAAAGATCTCTCGTGCTACCAACACTGGGCTTCGCAACAGCCCAAGCGCTTAACCGCGTAATCACCTAATTTTCTTAATAGGCCTCGGCACTCACCTGCCGGGGCCTTTCTTTTTTCCGAGAACGACATGACGTTGAAAAAACTTCTCGGCCACAACGAACGTACTGGGTTCAGCGATACCGCAATCATCTTCTGCGCCTTTCTGACTGGCGCCGGTATCAGCGCTCTCGGTATCTCACTCTGCCTGCTCATGCAGTGGGCAGTTCTTAATGGTTACGTACTTTTTTAGGAGTTCAGCCAATGAACGTCAAAGTCATCACCACCGCGCTGCAACACTTAGTTGGCGGCGCCGCTTTGAATGTTGCTCTGGGCGCAAGACTCGAATTAGCGACCCAAGAAGCAATCGCAGCCCGCGGACGTGAGGCAATTATCGTTTACCAATGGTACAGCCGCTGCGTCAAAGATCCTTCACTTGAGGATTTTGAATCGTGGCTAAGTAAAAAAATCAGCAAGACCAAGGAATTCAGCCAACTCGTTCAGGATTGGCACAATTTCTACAAGTCCCGCGGGGCGTAATGAGGAGCCTGCATGATGAGTATTCCCTCCCACCCACATCGGCGCCCTAAGCACGAATTGAGTCGTGATGCACGTAGAGCAATCAAAACGCGGTCAGCACGTGCAAAGAAAGCTAGAAAAGCTGCGCAGCCGCCGACGCATTCAAAGACCTTCATCGCTCGCATCCTCGCTTTCTTTCAAAGGAATGCCGCATGAAGCCCGTCTACTTCTTCGGCACTCGCGCCAAGGAACTGGCCAAGAGACTTCACCCAGTGACGAACACTCGCTGCTTGGATCTCTGGACTGACGGCGCCGAACACTATTACCTGAGAACTATGCGTGCCTGCGGCAATCGGTGGCGACTTCACTCCTTCCTTCTATTGCCTGATTGGCGCATCAAAGCTAAGAACAACCATGCTCAGAAACCTCATCACCTGGATTCTCTTTGCCTTCATCGGAGCGCACCGTGACTAATCGGATTGAATGGCTTAAGGCTCGACAAAAAGGTATCGGTGGATCTGATGTTGCTGCAATTCTCGGTATCAATCCATACCGCACTCCTCTTGACATCTACAGAGAGAAAACCACAGAAATCACCGAGGACCGAGCACCTAGCGAGGCTGCTTACTGGGGGACTCAACTTGAGAGCATCGTGGCTCAAGAATTTTCAAAACGAACTGGATTCATGATTCAGCGCGTCTACCACCAGCTTGCTTCTAACCTCGATCACTACATAGGTACTAGCACTCCAACTCAGTGGGCGCTAGCAAACATCGACAGAGCAGTGATCAATCACCGGATTTCTGCCGATGTTCGCCTCACAAATCCTGCGTCAATCTGGAATGTCCAAAAATTGATGCTGACAACAGACACCTTGCTCGAATGCAAGACTGCGAATGCCTTGATGGCTGAACACTGGGGACTTTCGCAAGAAGCAGAGATCATCAAGAGGGAGATCACCTCCAAACACAAGATCCCGCTCTATTACGAAACACAAGTTCAGTGGTACATGGCAGTCACTGCCGCAAAGCTTTGTTATGTCGCTGTATTGATCGGCGGCCAAGACTTTCGCATCTACGCAGTCGACCGGAATGAATCGATCATTCAAATGATCGCTACTCGGTGCTTCGACTTTTGGATGAAGCATGTCCGAGCAGGCGTACCCCCAGAACCAATCATTGATGATGACGTCAAAAACCTCCTTCAGAAATATTTAGACGTCTGATCGTACCGCTTTTCCTGCCCTGCACTCTGAGGCGAACGTAATGACTTCCTAGGGTGTAGGGCAGGAAGCTATACGGAGATTTTTAAAGTGAGTAGCAACTACCCCCTCTCATCGTTGAGAACCCTAACGCAGTATGCAAAAGACGCTGAGACAAGCCAGTCTGATGCATTGCGTGAATACATGTACGCAATGCTGTTGGTGACGGAATTTAGTGTCTTGCAAATGAAAGCTGCGGTGCGAGGAAAAAAGACTGCCGATACTGGCCTCTGGACGATCCTTGCAGAGATGCTCACTCGAATGGCGATCTTCATCCATGAAGGAGATCACCGGCGTGAGGTTTCACGAAAGAGCTGCGCACGTTCTATCGCAATCGCTGCAACCGAGCTCTATCGGCGTGAGCTTGATAGAAAGCGCGGAAACAAGAAGAAACCTGAGCTTTGAAGAAATAGTCGGAGAAGAACGATGGACTTTAATGAACTCACCATCGACGAACTGAGAGAACAAGGAAGCAGGCTACGTTTGTGCCTGCCTTACTCGGACATCGAGGTATGTAGAGAACGGGCTGAAGAACTGATCGAAGAAGGCGAAGCCCTTCAAAACACCATTGCATTCATCGTGTTAATTGAAAGACGAATCAAAGAGCTCGAAGATGAGGGCACTGAAAGCTCATCTTGCTGCTACGAACAAAAGGAGATCACAAAATGAGAGCTAGGAATACTACTGACATATCTCCCATTGGGGTATTGATGCTTGATGTCAAACAAGTAGCAGCCTCCTGTGGGATCGGAACATCAACCGTCTGGAAACTAGTAAAGCTGGGCACCTTCCCGCGACCGGTTTACTTTGGTCCTAAGGTTGCTCGATTCAAAGCTGAAGACATCCAAAAGTGGGTTGCAAACCTTGAACCCGCCACCACTCCACTGATAGGCAACCATACGGAGCAAGTGAAAGAAACTGCGTAAGCAAAACCCCGCTCAGCGTCGTGCTGGCGGGGTTATTGCGGTTAAACTACAGGGACTCTAACCTTAAACGGCCAAGCCTTGTAGCCATAATCAGAAGCTCGCATTAACTTCCCTGTACGCCAATGACGATAAACAGTGCAAAACACGAGCTTCATTACGCCCTTTCGGGCCTTCTTCGTGGGATGAGCCATATGGCAAATCTCCACGAGCGAGCTATGAGCTTGACATCGTTCTCCACCGAACTCATAATGATGGAGTCTTGAAACCGACATCAATGGGTGACTCGCTCGCGACCACCCTCCAGGCGTTGAAGAATTGCAATTTCTTCAACGCCTTTCTCATATCCGTTTTAATTGCTTTAATCTGATTCTCGCTGCCTCAAACGAAACTCCGAATCTTTCTGTTAGTTCTTCAGGCAAAATCAAACCCTCTGCTTCAATGATGGCAAACGGCATCAAGAGCTCACCAGCAAAAGTATTGGCCTGCCACTCCGAGTCCTCATATGCCTTGTGCTCTTGCGACTCTTCTCGACTGAAAGATCGTTCATGTCCCAAAATCAGATGCCCGAATTCGTGCCAGAATGTAAACATTGAACGTGTTCGAGTTCCTAAAATGCACGCCTCATAATCACAATCTCGAAGACGAATGCATTTGTCTTCAGGAATGTACACAGCTTCAACACCTCTAGCAAGGCGAGGATCGTCGTTTGGCACAACGTCGAGAGTTCCGCTATAAAGCAACTCTTCGAGAATCTGCCCCATGGCGTTTTTCGGGTCACCCACTACCTCTCGAACATGCTCTGCGATTTGTCGGATGTTTAGGATCGATCGCGGAGGAACTTTATAACCCCGACAGAAATTCATTCACGCCCCCTTTGCTTTGATCCAGCCAAAAGCTGGGCAAATTCTTCAAGCTTTTCTTGTGACATATCTACGCGGGCAAAACCTGCAACAAGGAATTGTTGAGCTGTCGACAGGCCTTCAAGAGACACTGATCGATTTGAAACGTCTGCCGCCTCATGAAGACCTGAAATAGTCATCCCCCGTGTAGCGAAGAATTTTTCAACCTTCTCGAGAAAATTCGGAGATATTTTCTTCGAACCAACTTCCGTAGCACTGAGATACGAAGGAGCAACACCAATGCTTCGAGCCATATCGAGCATGGTGACACCAGCATCTATCCGACCTTTTCGGACAAGCTTGCCATACTCACTAATCTTCATCTTGTTTTCCTCTTTGAATCAGCGAATTCACTGATTAGGTGAAATCATATCACTTTTGGAGTTATTGCCAACATTGCACAACAATATTTTCCCCAAGCGTCATAAACCTCTCTCATGTCGCCCAACGCCTGTTCACGGTCATAGGCGCATTGGTACGATTCATTGCGGTGATCGAGACAGCTTTCCCGCAGGTCACGGGAGAAGGACTTATGGCCGTAGCCCTTCGCGTCCTTCGCCCACGTGTTGAACGTGGCCCGCGCTAGACCGTGAAGGGTGACAATCCTCGGCTTAC